GAGGAGGAGCCAAAACGCCTCGGCGAAGAAGCGAGTCCTGTCACAAGGCGAGAAGGTGCAGTTGTAGATCCTCATGTTGTTGCGCTCGATTGCAGCTCCTCCGAACTGCATTGAACGCTGAGAGGGAAACACCTCCTGCCGACGCACGAAGCCGAAGGCGTCTTTGATCTGGTCTGCCAGGTCGGGGAACTTGCGCGTGTGCATCGCCTCAACGCGATCGACCGCTTGGTCCCAAGTCTCCCGCCCGCCCTCCTCCGTCTCGCGCGAATACTGAGCCGTGAACGCGACTGCGCCCAAGAGTTGATTCTGAGCCATGCTGGAGCCCTGCTTGCTGAGTTAGCGCGTGGCGATGACCACCATCGACACAGCGCCCAAGACTAACACACCAACAGACGCCGATCGCCACACCTTGATTGAGAAGCGAGCCTCATCGAGCTGTCTGCCCCGCTCGGCGAGGTCGCTCTTGAGCTTGTGATTCTCCTCGATCGCCTTGGAGGTGATGGCGGCACAGTCGGCGCGCGCCTGGTCGAGTCGTGCTTTACAGAGCCGCCGCTCCTCCTCAATCGTCTCGACAGCTCCCTCAAGGTCTCGCTTGACCAAGATGAAGTCCTCAAGGGTCAAGCAGAAGCCGTCCTCGGCGGCGTTGTACTTGGCAGGCACCTCGAGCCCGGTGGTCAGCGTGAGCGGCTCCACAAAGTTGATCGATGGGACCGCCATGTTCAGCGCCAGGGAGAGCGCGAGGATCATGGCACACCTGCCGCACAGAGCCGACACCTAAGCGTCTTGTATTCCTCGAGCGTGTCTTTGCACTTCTGCATCTCCACCAGGCGAATCTTGTGGCGCTCCTCCTCAAGGTCATCTCGACACTCGGCGAGCTGCGCCTGGCACTCGGCGATCAACGACTCCTCAACAGAACAGTCCGCCTTGGAGCCGTGTTCTTTGCCGAGCAGATAGAATGCGACGCCGCTCAAGACAAGCCACACTCCGATCGCAATCGATGCCGCTCTGATGTGCTTCTGCTCTAGCGTGACCTTCATCGTGCCTCCTGCGTGATCCGCTCCAACATGCGCTCTATACGCTCAAGTTGTGCCTGCATTCCCTCGAGCTTCGTCTCGATCTTGGCGAGGCGCTCTTTGGTCGTCCCTGCGCGCTCCTCGAGGCTGTTGATCTTCGCCTTGAGCTCGGCGAGCTCGACTGTGCCCTGCGCGATTTGAATCCGCTGAACCTCGACAACACGCGAAATCCAAAAGCTCCACACGATGGTCGGAATGATCAGAATCTGAACGATGTCACGAGCGCGGTCCCACATCAAGACACCTCCCAAACACAGATAGAGCTATCACCCTCTGGGGTCGCGGATTGGTAAAGATTCGCGTACCAGGTCGTGCTGAGAGGCGAGCAAGCCACAGCGCGCAGCTCGATATCCATCGTCGGATTCGCGCCAAAATCACTCGCCAAGATCAACGCCCTCGCCGCCCACCTCGCGCTCCTCGAAGCAGTCCCGACAGTTTGATTTGAACCCACGCGAGCGTACAACCGAGCGCCGATCTCTGCTGATGTGGTCGTGTTGTACCACGCCACATCGAGATAAGCATTCGCCGGTCGATTAAGCGCGAGGACGCCCAAAGCTGCCTCGATGTAGTAGTTGCAGCCCGAGGTGAGGCGCAGCCTGCCGTTCACTACCGATGTGCGCGAGGAGGTCAAGCCAGAGCCCAAGAGGACCACTTGTGTTGGAACCGATGTGACTTTGCTCGTGCTAGATTGCGCCTTGCCGAGCAAGGTGACTATATTGCCCGCAACAGGCACAGGAGGGATAAATGTCACTTGCGAACTCCTGCGGTCACAGCTTTTCCGATTGCCACCGTGAATGATGGCGCGGAGCCTGTGGGTGAAAAGCGAACATCTGATGTCTCTGTGTTGCTCGCTTTGTCCCCAAACAGCAGATCATCGTTGAACGCTGCATGGAATGATGTGCGGCTCGGGTGATCCTGATAGGCGATGATGTTTGTCTCGCCGTTCGAGTAGAGGTTCCCAAAGGTGGAGTAGTCACTAGGGGTCACAGGTGTCATCAAGGCATCACTGCGCCATGCTGACGCAGCCATGCTCAGTGTATGATTGCTCGAATCAACGGCAGACTTAATCGAGGGGATTGAGGCGTCAATCGTGACGGTGCTGCCGTTACTGGGGTATGTATAAGACGCGCTATTATAAACCATGAAGAACGGAGTACGAGCATAGCCGAGAGCTTGAGGGTTATACATTCGCAGCCTCCACAACGAGCAGGGTTGGTCGCTTTGCGGTGAATGTACCTGAGCTGATCGTGATCTTGATCGAGTAGGTCTGCGTGGTGTCCAGCAAGACCATCTGCGCCGTCTGCGATAGGTTGGTCGCGCTCAGTCCCACGCTCCATGCGGTGCTCGAAGCATTGCCAGAGGAGGCAGTCAACAGCGTCCCCGACTGATCATAGAAGGAGAATGAGAAGTTGGCGCTCGTAGAGCTGCGCTCGCCGTCCTCACTGAGCAGGAGCCAATAGCTATACCCTGCTGTTGGCGTTATGACCCCTGTCGAAGAGTTGATCGAGATCGTAGAGGAGCCTGTTGACCGAACGGTGTCAAAGGTCAAGACATCGCCTGAACTCATCGACTGATCCGAACTCTTAGTGAACTCGCTCACGACAACATTGACGCGCGTGGAGCTTAACTCCTCGTATAGGTAGCTCATATCACGAACCAATTCGCCCCATCTGACACGATGGAGATTGCCGCATATTGGATCGAAATCACAAAGGTTGACGCGCCATCAATGGTCTGAGCGCCGTTGGGGTCAATCGTGAGCGCGAACGATCCGAGGTTCTTGATGTGATACTTGAAGCCAGATGTCACAGTCGCAGCAGAAGGAAGTGAGACGGTGGTGGCAGCAGTTGTCGTGAGCAGGAAGATCTCCTCAACCCCTGTATAAGTCGTGATCGAGTATGAGCCCGAGACTGAGGCGCTCGTCACAGTAGGCTGACCGATCCCTAAGTTGATCCACTCAGAGGTCGCGCTGTCATAGGTCAGCACCTGGCGATCCGCAGGTGTCGTGATCGTCACATCGGTGATATCGTTGAGCGCGACAGTAGCGACCACGCCTGTGAGCAGAGAGCCATCGACCGCAGGGAGCTGCGCTGATCCGTTTAGCTGAACGACATTCAGCGCGCTCGTCCCGACATCGAGAGCCGCTGCGGTGCCGAGGGTCGGAGTCCCGCTCAGATCGCTGTAGGCGCCGGTCGTTGCGACCGTTGCCAGCGTAGGAGTCCCTGTGACATCGGCATAAGCGACAGCGGAGTTGATCCACTCCGAGCTCGCGCTGTCATAGGTGAGAACCTGGCGATCCGCAGGTGCCGTGATCGTCACATCGGTGATCCCATCAAGGGAGGTCGGCGGGAGGTTGATGAGCTGCGAGCCGTCAACAGCAGGGAGCTTGGCTGAGGCGTCAAGCTGAACGACATTCAGCGCGCTCGTGCCAACATCGAGAGCCGCTGCGGTGCCGAGCGTCGGGAGCCCACTCAGATCACTGTAAGCCCCGGTCGTTGCGACCGTTGCCAGCGTAGGAGTCCCGCTCAGATCACTGTAAGCCCCGGTCGTGGCAACAGTTGCAAGAGTCGGGGTCCCGCTCAGATCGCTGTAAGCGCCGGTCGTGGCAACAGTTGCGAGAGTCGGAGTCCCTGTCACATCAGCATAAGCGACCGCCGAGTTGATCCACTCAGAGCTCGCGCTGTCGTAAGTCAACACCTGGCGATCCGCAGGTGCCGTGATCGTTACATCGGTGATCCCATCGAGAGAAGTCGGCGGGAGGTTGGTGAGCTGCGAGCCATCAACAGCAGGGAGCTTTCCAGAGGCATCAAGCTGAACGACATTCAGCGCGCTCGTGCCAACATCGAGAGCCGCTGCGGTGCCGAGCGTCGGGAGCCCGCCTAGGTCGGAGTAAGCCCCGGTCGTGGCAACAGTTGCGAGAGTCGGAGTCCCGCTCAGATCGCTGTAAGCCCCGGTCGTTGCGACCGCGGCAAGGGTCGGAGTCCCTGTCACATCAGCATAAGCGACAGCGGAGTTGATCCACTCAGAGCTCGCGCTGTCGTAAGTCAACACCTGGCGATCCGCAGGTGTCGTGATCGTCACATCGGTCAGCGCGTCGAGAGTCGTGACACCACTCGGCAGGTTGGTGAGCTGCGAGCCGTCAATCGCCGGGAGCTTTCCAGAGGCGTCAAGCTGAACGACATTCAGCGCGCTTGTTCCGACATCGAGAGCGGCTGCGGTGCCGAGCGTGGGAAGTCCGCTCAAGTCGGAGTAAGCCCCGGTCGTTGCGACCGTGGCAAGGGTTGGAGTCCCGCTCAGATCACTGTAAGCGCCCGAGGTTGCGACTGTGGCGAGCCCGCTGATATCACCTGCGCTCAAGACCACAGCACCGGTGCGACCTGCGACCGAGGTCACGCTATCAGTTGAATCAATCTTGTCGATCTTGCTGTCGGTGACGGTGCCGCCCATGTCGGCGTTGACGAGCAGGTGATCGCCGACATCCCAAGAGCGCCCCGCATAGGTGCCAGCGCCGCTGATGATGTACAGATCGCCCTTGACTGCGTTGGAGAGGTCGAGCGGCGAGCCTGCGTCAAAGGTGCCTTTATAGGTGACGCCACCAACCACCGCAGCATCGACAACAGACTTCACCTTTGCAGGCGTCATCGCAGTCAGATCGTTCGTGCCGGCGGTAGCCTCTGCGCTCGTTGCAATGCGGATCTTGCCAGCCACGGTCTCTGAGGCGTTAGGGAAAGAGGCTGCGCCTCCTGAGATCTTAATGTTGACACTCATGGCTTACTCCTTATCGAAGCCTGCGATGATCACAACATCGTCGGTGGTCGCGCCCTTCTTGATGGCGATGGAAGTCACCGCATCGCGCAGGGTTGCCACATCATCCTCATAGACGCTCGAGGCGCTGATCGGAAGCTCGTTGGTCGTAGGATCATCAACGGCGTCGGCGGCGCGCAGCTTGAGATAGGCTGTGGAGGTCCCGGTGTTGATGACGCCGATGAAGGCGAAGCGCAAGCCAGCTGCCACAGCAGAGCCACTAACCGAGTCCTGGAAGTCGCTCGAGGTGAGGCTCTGCCAATCGGTGGTCTCGGTGGAGATGTGCAGGCAAGCTCGAATCGAGCCAGCCTTGACAGGATAGGTGACATTCAATGCCGACATGCTCAACGCTCCTCAAAGTCCTCGGGAAGTAGACGATAGATGTGAGCGATGCTGTTCACATCGCGCTGACGCTTGATCACGCCCTCGGCGCGACCCTTCGGCGTCTGACCCTTGGCATTGCCCTCAATGGTCGAGAACAGCCCGAGGTCATTGGGAGGCTCAACACAGAGCGTGATATGGTTCCCCTGCACATCGCTCTTGTTGTTCAGATCGTTGAAGATCACCACAATATCCCCGGGCATGGGTTGCTCACCATCACGACAGCGCGAGGTCTTGCCCCAAGCATTCCAGAGGCGCAGGCAGCTCGGCATGATCTTGTGACGGATCGGGAAGCTGAGATGATCGCCATAGCAGAAGGCTGCGAATGCTCCACACCAGGCGAACTCACCATTCTTGGTGTAGTCGGGTTGCCACGACCAGCCGAGCCCCTCTCGGCTCTTGATATAGGTGTTGATCCGCTGCCAATCGCCCTTCCATTCGGGCTCAGTCACATTGCGCTTCCACTCCGCTTCAGCGCGCTCGATCGCATGGCGGCTCTGCTCGGAAGGATAGACCCTGCGCTCGCTGACCACAGAGCCCTCGAGGGCGGCGCGCATGTCGAGGCGAAGCTGACCGACGGTGCGATTGGCGCGGCGCAGCTCCTCCTCAAGCGCGGCGATCTTCTCCGCTGAGGTCTTGAGCTGATCTGCGATCTGACTCTTGGTTGCACTCATCAAGCATACTCCTGCGCTGAGTCTGAACCTAACACGGGGAGCGCGTCATTGCTAGCCATGAATGCGTCTGCCTTGTGCGTGGCGCTCGCGCTTGCGTAGGTGGTCGGCTCGAGCGTTCCCCCGCTCGCGCTGATCCCATGGTTGGTTGTGAAGGTGATCGTCTGACCGACCACAGAGAGAATCGTGAGCCCTGTCAGCGCGCCGTCCTCGTTGCCCTCTGGCAAGTAGTCCACCACATCACCCGCGGCGAAGTAACTCGCATCGTCCTCGCTGAACTGTGCTGAGGCGATGGTCACACTAGAGGATGTCGGCGTGGCTGTGACGAGCGCGGAAGCGTTCCAACACACAGGGCTTATGCCGAGAGAGATCATCTCAAGCTGGCAGCCCTCGCCCATGAGGTCTTGATGGATCGCCTTCACAAAGCCGATGCCGTTGGTGACGCCGAAGCTGTCATCGTAGCCCTTGAGGTGCTTGGAGGTGACATCGACATAAGAGCCGACATCGAGGAACATGCTCGCGCCTGTTCCGATATTCCCGACCCACTCTCGCGCAGGGTTGCTGAACAGGTTGAACAGCCTTGCCGATGTCGGGAGGAAGAATCCAAAGCTGTCTCCAGCGCCCTCACCAATATCTCTGAGTCTCAGCCCGCGAACGCTGATGCCGATCTTCTTGAGCTCGCCGCCATAACGATTCACCGCCTCTTGATTCGTGAAGGTTCTTGAGGCGCGATACTTCTCTTCAACCTCGTCCCAATCGAACTGATAGACCACCTGCGTCACGATGTCCTCAAAGATCGACCAGCGCGGCGGCGGGTCTGCGATCCAATCCGCCTCGGTGATGGTCGCATCGAGGAAGCGACGATTCTCTGCGCCGAGCGGCTGGAGCCTCAGCAACGATGACCCGGTGGTCTCGTCTCGGTGCATGATGAGCGCACAGCCCATCATCTTTAGAACGCCGCTGATCTGCTCCTCGATGTCTGTCCCCTCAGATGACAGGTCTCCACTCAGGCTGAAGAGTGCGGTGCTGTCGTAGGCGATAAAGCTCGCCTCGTCGATCTCGCTTGAGGGAATGCCGAGCCCAATCGGAAACAGGTCATAGTCACCGTTGACCTCGAAGCCGCCGCCGCTCTCGAGGAGGCGCAGGAGCAGCTCACCTGGTCGGATCTGATCATATCGCGCGCCTCGGCTGATCAAGCACCTCTCCTGCCCCTGCCAATCTCCGAAGCTGTTGTTGTCGTTGAGATACACATTTCGGCTGAGGTGGATATATACGCCGATAGCATCACCTTGAAAGCTCGCTGTAGTCTCGTGCGTGGCTTTGAACCATTGCTTCTGCATCTCTCCTGCGACCCGGTTGAAGTACTTCACCTCAACATCATAATCGTTGCCGTCTGGTGCAGAAGGGAGACCGATTGAGCCCTCCACCAAGATCAGCGGCTCAACGACCTGATACCAGGCGAGAGCCACGCCGCCGAGAGGAATGCGAGATGATCGCGTTCGACCTGTCCTGCCGAGTGTGCTCTCAAGGAGAACCTGCGTTCCATTCCGGTTGGAGGCTCCCGCGCGACCGATGTCGAGCGTCGCTTGCTCGGTGAGTTGGATCGGATAGTTGAGGCGCATATAATCATCAAGCGCAGGATAGCCAGCGGCGGCGGTCCAATAACGACCATCGATCGGCTCCACCTTTTCACGCGCAGACCACATGAGCATCTGCGTGCTGAATGGTGTTGGATCGGCGTTCTGAACGGCAACAACATCAGAGCCGTCGAGCGCCCATCTTCCCCATTGACCATCGACTCCCTGCGTCGTGCTCAATGTAAGTTGGAGCTGTGAGTTGATCGCCTGTGTCCATTGAACAAGGGTCTCCTCAGCGATCTTGATCCGCTTGATCTCGACCTGTGGTCGGATCTCAAGATAGTCGCCCATATAGAGGTTCGTAGATGCCGAATCGAACTGTATCGAACAGCCTGGGCTCGGCGCGTTCGATGTGACGCTTATTGGCAAAAAAGAGCGATTGAATCCGATAATGCCCAATCGGGGAAAGCGCGGATGGACGCCCGAGTCACCATGAGGGAGGCTTATGTCGAACAGCCGATTAATCTCTTGAGCAATGTCAACATCAAGGTATGCAACATTCGGCGTTACAGCGGTGTCAATGCTCGTGATGCGAGCCTGACGGCTTGTGCCGATGAGCCTCCACGCCCATTCAAGATGATTCCCTGTCGTGGAGAAATAGTGATAGTCGTGAAGGAGGTTGGTTGTGACGCCGATCGCCGCAGACGCGCTCGAAGCGAGAGCCACGAGCGGCAAGATCGAGAAGCTGACCTCGCTCGCCTCCTCGACCTGTGGCGTGTTGTCGATGAAGCCGTTGACCACCTGAACAAAGTCCGACAGACCGCCATCTGGATATTGGTGAGCTGCGAACAGTGAACAGCGCCGACCTCTAAAGGTCGTGATCTCGGTTGTCACCTCTGGCGAGTTGGTGCCGCCGAGCGTGATCGCATGAGCTTGACGCTGTGATCCGCCGACTGCGCGAGCCCCGATCAGGAGCTTGTTTGAGGTGACACCAGAGCAGCGGAAGCTCTCTGCCCCAATGTGAACGATCGAAGGCGTTATGATCTGACCTCTTAGATCTCGATCAACATTGGCGAGGATCGGCGCATTGGTCTCATACTTGATTGACTGCGTGAGCTTTGCCCTCGTGACGCTCGAGCGCGATCCACACCGACCAAATACCACATGAGGATCAGTTGACGCGCCACGAGCTCCACGAGAGGCGAGAGTCACGCTCACGCCTTGATAGGAGGCGATGCCGCCAGCGGGATCAATCGAGCCGCTGAACGAACCAACAGAGACGAGCCCTGTCACATTCTGATACGAGACGCCGGTGGCAATGTTTTGATCGAGATTGGAGCCGCTGAGATCAAGGTCATGGCTCATGTATCTGACCCGAAGCCCTGCGACCTGCAAGACGAACACGCGCCGCCCATGCTGAGAAGAGATCATCACGCCTCCTGGTAGATGTCGATGAGGTGCAGAGCCGTGACAGCCACTGAAGCCGCGGCGATCCTCACGCAGATCACTTGCCCACGATACGCCTGTGGAACATAGAGCGGTCTCGGCACATAAGAGGAAGATCCCGACGGCGGTCGAGTGAGAGCCCAACCCGAGGAGAGGCGCGTCGGGTTGGACTGAGGCATGTCCTCTGTCTCAAGGTAGTAGTTGAGGACACAGCCCGCATCAATAGTGCCATCTATCGCGCCGCTCACAACCGACTTGAGGGAGATCTGGAGTGTTGGCGTATCGTCTTGAGCTGTAGAGGCAGAGTACACCACACTAAACCAGATCCATTCGGTGAGCGGCGTTGTGGCATAGAGGAGCTGCCAAGTCTCCTCATGCCCCTTCTCGATGATCTGATTGATCTCGAAAAGGCTCGCCGCAAAGCCGACCGTGACTCTTTGTAGATGATAGTGAGCTTCACCAAGCATCTTGACCGAGGCGAGATTGAGCGCGCCGATGGCGATCTGCGCGACCGTGGAGCCTGCCACCAAGCGCCCTTGATCACATGTTGAGAGAGCAGGGAGTGTCTGAGGTGATGATGGCGTAAGCATTATGGACCCCAGAGGCAGAGAGCGGTGATGACGCCGAGAGTGTTGCCATCCCACCAATGGTTATCGACAAGGTTGAGCGGCGTCGGGTCTAAACCGACTTGATAGAGCGGGAGCTTAAACTCTCCGTCAACAGGCTCCAGAAGCAAACCGAGCGTGAAGAATGACCAGCCATTGGTAGTCAAGGTGATGCGCTGACCAAGTATGTCAATATCAACGCTCGTGGTGATCCCCTCTGCCTTGATTGCGCCATAGATGACCTGCGGTCCAATCTCCGCCCAAGGGATCGCCACAGGAGTCAACAGACGCATGATGTCACCTGCGCCAAGCCACTCGGCAGGTCCAGGGTTCGGGGTGATATAGGTCGCGTTCTGAACCGATGACCACGAGACCCAGGTTCTTAAACGCCCTCTGAGTGTCCCGATGTCGCTGATCATGTTGTGACCCACGCGCGCGCTGAGAGGCTTCTCATCATCAAGCCGACCGATCCCGAATGGCTTGAAGGTGTTGCCCATGACGGTCGCGTTGGATGTCGGGAGAGGCGATGTGAGAGGAGCCCATCGCGCCATGATCGAGGCGATCTTGACCGTGCCGCTGGTTGCTTTGCACTCGAGGGTCAAGGTTCCGAAGCTCGCGCCGAAGCTCGACAGGCTCAAGGTGGAGATGTACAGAGCCTCACTCCCGCCCGATGTTGCAACCTCTTGCACATCTGACGATCCAACGAAGTCGAGCGTGAGGCGAATCGAGCCTGTGCCATGCACGAGAAGATAGACCTCAAGGTCAAGGTGCAGGTTGCTCGCTTGTGGTAGCTTCCACTCACACATCGTCTGATAGGTGGTGTCACTCTGTGAGCAGCTCCCATCGCTCCACGCTTGCGAGATGATGTTGGTGATGCCGCCCACGCCGAAACTGTAGTTGAGCGTCTGACCAATGCTGTTGATCGCGCCATAGCTGATCGGCTGACCTGCAACAACGGTCTGAGGGTCAGCGAGAGGAGGAGGAGAGGCGAAGCTGTTGCTCATAGGTGCTCCAGGCTGACCGTCACAGGCACACGCTTCTTGAGCGCACCGAAGGAGAGGTCAAAGTCGGTGGAGCGCATCGAGCACCGCAGGCGCCCGAGGTCTCCGTTGTTCTCGCTCGTGTAGAGCAGATCATAGGCAGGCTGGTTGCTCGACACCAAACCCGACCTCAGCGAGCGGCGCGCGTCACCCCAACCTTGATAGAAGTTGATCCGCTCACCCTCGCCGCAGTAGGGAAGGAAGCCCTCTGTGAAATGACGATAGAGATCCTTCTGATCAAGCAAGGCGTCGATATCGAAGGTGAGGTTGCTCGTCACATAAGAGCCGAGGAAGTTGGACACATAGCCACCACCGAGGAGGCGGCGCGCGGTGCTCTCGGTCTCGGTCGAGTAGAAGTGAGCCTGGTAAGGTCTCGAGGGGAACAGCGCGCCAGGGAGCGGTCGGTCGGCGGTGATCCTGTCATATCCTGTGAATGGATGATCTGCGACCTCGCTCCCACTAAAGCCGAGCCGATCTCGGAAGGTGGTCGATGACCATGTGATAGCTCCATAGCTCGTCGGATAGTGGGCTTCAACATGCCCATCATCGTTGATGAGCCAGAAGAAGGTCGAATAGTTGCTGCTCTGTGCCGCCTCGTGAAGCGCCTCAAGGCATGTGGTCGAGTAAAGCTCATCGGCATCACTCGTCACTCCTCTATTCCGAAGGAGTGTCATAATGTCCTGCCTTGGAGCCTTTGCCGCATCGTTGACGAACGGCGCGGTGAAGCTCCCGCCACTGCTCGTCAGCGTGAAGCGCCCGCCGAGGTAGAGCCCACGCATCCAATCAAGCTCGGCTGTCACGACCAAGCGACCACCGACCACCGAAGCCGTCTGCGTTCCCCAACCAAACACATCGTCACCGATAGGCGCGATGGAGAAGGCTGTCGATGCGTTACTGATCTCAAGGAGATCATCGCCGTTGATCGACACCTGCCAATCGCTCCCGAAGGTGGCGAGCGAACTGACCAGCTCTGTCAGCGAGGACAAGCTCGATCGACCGTTGAGGAAGAACAGCGCATCTTCATATACTCCCGCACCGGCGGAGAAGGTCGGCAAGGTGATCGAGTTCCCATCTTGCTCAAAGACCGTGACGCCGCTCCATTGCCGAGCGTCAAAGGAAGTGATCAAGGCGAAATTAGGTGACGGATCATTCAGCGGCATCAGCGCGCTCCTCTCATCTCACCACGGCGGCGATCAAGGCGTTGAGTCATAGCCATCTCTGCGGCTCGCTTGGTGTCATACACCACAGCACCGCCGAAGTTGACATTGTAGACGATTGAGCTGGTCTCAGCCCGCTCGCGCTGTGGCGCGGTCGATGTCTGCGGCGTCCCTGTCGGCGAGGTCGGCGTGGATGTGTTCTTGCCTCCTGCTCCTCCTGTCTGAATGGATGCGGCAGCTCCACCGGCGGCAACGGCGGCGGCTCCGAAGATGCCTGCCGCGGTGAAGTGGTTAGCGGCTGCGGCAGGGTTGAGGAAGAGCGCGGCAACGCCCTTGGCAGACTCCATGAGCGCCGAGACCGTTGCCTCCTGCGCGAGCCCTTGCAGGACTCCCTTGAACGCCTCACCGATGCTCTGAGATGTCCAGATCGCCGCCGCCGCCGCTTGAGCGAATCCCTTGCCATATTGGTCAAGCGCGCCGTTCACCTTCTCGAGCCTCAGATCAATATACTGCTGCTCTATCTCTGCGCGCTCCATGGTGAATCGCCTATGCATCTCTGCGAGCTTGACCTCGTTGTCCTGCGCCAAGATGAACTCTTGTGCATAACGAACGCCAAGCGCATCGAGGCGCTGTTGGTTCTCGGCGGCGAGGTCATCTTTGGGAACGATGCGGTGCTCGATGGCGAACTGCTGACTTTCAGCCTCGAACGCGATCGCTTCCTTGATGGTCTCACGCTGGATATTGAGACGCTCCTCGGCGGCAACACGCTCGGCGGCTGTGCGCTCGTCTCGCAGCTTCTTCAGCTCAAGCTCATAGCTCTTTTGGATCACAGCGAGCTTCATCGGCTCATCCTTGGCGAGCTCGAGCCCGGCGCGGTGACGCTCCTCGATGAGTGCCAGCTTCTGCGCCTCGCCATCCTTCGTGAGCTGAATGTCAAGGAGGTTGATCTGGCTCTGCATGGCGAGACGCTGTTGCTCGGCTGCGGCTGCGGCTTTGGCTTCTGCGTCGCGTCGCGCCTGTGCCTCTTTCCAAGCCCTCTGACGCTCCTCACGCGCCTTCTTGGCGGCGTCCTGCTCCAGCTTTACCTGTCGAGCCATGTTCGCCTCTCTGATAGCCTCCTCCTCACGCAGACCCTCAACGGCGTCCTTCTGACCCTTGATCATCTCGATCAGCTCGGCGCGGCTCTTGTCCTCGAGCCCGAGGAGGCTGATCGCGTGCTCGGTCTCAACATTGTCCTTGATGAGCGCTTGAGTCAGCTCATCGAGTTGACCAGCTTCGAGGCGCAGGAGCTCCACCGTCTTAAGTCGCTCGGCGTTCTCTTTGAACTTGGCGCGCAGGTTGTCGGTGGTCTGCTCCTCAAGGACCTTCTCTTGCTCGGCGGCTGCGGCGATGCCTGCTAGGTTCTGAGCTGATGCGGCTGTGATCTCAGCGGTGCGCTTGGCTCGCTTGGCTTGCACCTCTGATAGCTCAAGCTCTGCCTTCTGCACAGCCTGAATCGCGGCAGATGTCTCTGAGGAGACCTTGCCATATTCCTTCTGAACCGATGTGAGATGCGCTTGTGCCTCGGTGAGCGCCTTCTGAGCCTTCTCTTCCTTATCGATCAGAGGAAGGAGCTTCTCCGTTTTCTTGATCAACAGCTCTTTTGCGACCTGCGTCTCGAGAGTGATTCGTGCAAAACGCTCAAGCTGTCGAGCAGTCGGCACAACGCCGCCCTCAGCGAGAGCCTCGAGCTTTGACGAGAGATCACTCGCCGCCGCCGCCATTGCCTCTTGACGATCCTCTGCCTCCTGCGCGGCTCCTGATAGCTGCCTATAAGCCTCATAGACTGCGCCGACCGCAGTCACGACCAAGCTGATCGGACCGAGAAGAGATGTAAAGCTCAGAGCGCCACCTTGACCGAGAGCAGAGAAGGCGTCCTTGACACCATCGACTGCGCTGAGGCTCTCACCAAGCGCGTCACTCACGCTGGAAAGACCCTCGCCGAGCTGCTTGTTGGTCTTGCCGACTACATCCCCGACAGACTTGAAGGTCTCACCAACGCCCTCGGCGCCCTTGGTGATGTTCTGAAGTCCCTTGCCGACCTCCTTCTGACCGACAAGCTCAACCTCAATCTGAACCTGATTCTCAGCCATTCTGCGCCTCCTTCATTGCCTGCTCTCGTTGTCGAGCGATCATGTCCTCGGTGGCTGAGTGTAGCACATCGAAGGCTTCCACTATGGCGCAGGAGGGTTGCGGGAATTGAACAGATAATGAAGCAAGCCCCGCTCTATGTCGAGAGTAGGCATGCACGATAGACGCGAGCCTGTTAGCGTCTGCCACAGGACACGATCTGATCTGAAGCTCGCTGAATGATGAGCCACTATCGGGAGCCACGCGATAACCAGGTATGAAGCGCCCTGACTCGTCTACTTGCGACTGAGGAAGCCCCTCGAGGAAGGAGCCGCCGCAGTTGCCACGCAGGCGTCTGAGCGCAGGCTTCGCCTTGCACTGATCACAGCTCCAAGACCTGCCGCCGCTATGTGAGAGCCACACGGCGGCGGCGAGTCCTATTTTCCCGACTGACCGAGCAGGCTCATGCGCTGAACATGACGCACGAGCTCGGCGATCACCTGGACGCGATGCGCCTCCGGGCGAATGTCATCGAGCGGGTTGGAGTCCTTGGCGATAGGTCGCTCGTCAATCATGATCAGCGAGGCCCGCACCATCTCGTTAAAGACTCGATTAATATAGCCTTGATAAGAGGCGAGCGCGCTCTTTTCATCGTCGCTGAGATTATGGTGCCAGAGCGCCTTCGCGCGAGGCTCGTCGGGAGACTCGACCCACAGCATGCGCCCAAGCTCAGAGCGAGTGTAAGCGCCTGCGCGGACCTCTGCCTCCTCGCGCTCAGTCGGCGAGAGCGCCTTGAGCGTGAACATGGTCGCTCCCTCATGCTTCTCCAGCTTCCCAAGATCGCCGCTCTCGAGGTAGGCAGCAGCCTGCTCGTTGGTGGCGATGACGGCAGGGTCACAGGTCACAACGACATCGAGGGTCATTGTGGAGGAGGGCATGAAGGAGAGCGCCATGTTTAGACTCCGAGAGCGATGCGGACGGGAGAGTTACCTGCGGCGCTGTTGCTCACATCACCACCGAAGCGACCCGACGCATAGCTGAGGGTCTGACGAGTGATGTCGTTGCCGCTCACATCGTACTTCGAGGGATCTGCGGTGAGGTAGGCAGCAGGGAGCATGAGCGCCAAGCCGAGACCATCGCCAACAGGACCACAACCCACTAACACTTGACGAGAGGTGCGATTGAAGAAATCGTTGTTGATGGTGGTGTTGGGGTCGCTCACCGTCAGCGACAGCTCCACGGCAACATCGCTGATCTCCATGTCCTTCATGGCGAGAAGGCTGTTGCTGTGACCGACCGGGGTCAGCGTGTTCGTGATGGTGAGGCTGAAGTCCTCCACATCGAGAGCAATGCGCCCGAGCGTGTCCCCGGTGGTCGCGGTGCCGCTCGTCTGAGGAGCTGCATCGCTCACCACCACATAGGAGCCACGGAAGAACGCAGGTGCGCCGGTGTTGTACTCGGGCTCAACAGGACCGGCGGCGTTGCCGTGATCGTCCTGGATACAAGCCGACTGATAGGTGAGATCAGCCATCACGCGCCCATTGTCGAGGCTGAAAGCGATGCTCTCGAGGACACAGCCGACCGCATAGGAGCGGAAGCCGACGCCATCCACTCGGAAGGCGAGCGAGTAGTTGCGATCGCCGGTCAAGGTGCGCGAGCCGGGGAACCAGGTCTGCATACCACGAACGAGAGGAGTCCCGGTGAAGCCTGCGCTGAAGGCAGGGCTCACGGTCACATCGCCGCTGGCGTCATTGTCGGTGACGGCGCTGTACTCGGCGCGACCATTCACCGAGGAGCTGATCAGCCCGCCGATGGAGTAGTTGGCGGCGTTAGCGGTGACGAGCGTGTTGACATCGGTGACGCTGGTCAGCGTGTCGCTCTTCATGATGGAGACATTGGAGAGGAAGCCTGCGCCGAGCAAGTAGCCCATGTAGTTTGCGGCGTAGGTGTCGGCGGCGCTCCCGATGGTGGTGATGTCGATCCTCATCTGCACCTGGCCGGTGCGGCGGCGAACACGCGCGCCGCTCGACCACACGGTGTCGGGCTCGGGAGCGATCCCGAACGAGCCATCACGCGCGTCGTTGCGCTCGCTGACCACAGCGTCACCATAGATGATGATCGGATCGCGCTCGCAGGGAAGAGAGACATAGGTCAGACCAGAGGCATCGGGAAGCCCGGTCGAAGATGAGAGCGAGCCGAAAGAATTCTCGACGGCAACGCTGAGAGAGCGATGAGTGACGCCCATGATCAAGCCTCCAAGTAAAGAAGATCGAAGGGGAATGAGAGGATCAGATAGCTTGCTTCTGTGGTCGGATCGAGGATCGGCTCGGCGGTCGGGTCACCGGGGATCACCGAGACGATCCCGCTTGTGCTGAGGTCGTAGTCTGGACCCTTGATTGCGCGCAGGATCAGCGCGGCGTCCTCGTTGATCAGACGCTCAAGGTAGTGCTCTTCAGCAGGCACCTCATACTTGACGCGAATGATCAGCGGCGCGCGCCTCCTACCAGAGAGCGCAGCTGCGCCATCATCAATCGTGAAGCCAACGAAGCGGATCTCGAAAGATCGGTTGGTGTGCTGCCGAGCCTCAAGGGGCGCGACCCTCCCGCCGGTGCGAGCGTTGATCGCCGTGAAGCCATGATGGAGGTCGGTCTTAGGAGTGATCGCCTCGATCATGCTCTCGAGCTTGGCGCAGGCGGCGAAGATGCCTTGACTCATGATCGACCTCCTTGGAAGTTGTTGATCAGATCAAGCTCGACAGCCTTGACTACGATGTCCACCTGGCGCTGTGACAGCCCGATATAGGGGCGATCTTGGTTCACAGCATAACCATAGTAGCGCACCTCGGGAGTGAGCCCAATGACGAAGCGGCGAGCGTCTGCGTGGAGGACAACAAGGTTGTTCATCAAGATCCCGCTTGCCACCAGGTCAACGAGCGCGCTCGACCCTGCGCCATGCTTGCGGCTCTTGGCTTTGTACTCGTGATAACCACCAGCGAAGAACATCGACCGACCTGTCCTTGAGACGCGCCCTCCCTTTGGCTTGAGCCGCGCGCCCTTCATGGCGATGTAGATCGGCTTCTTGCTGTAAGGTTTGAATGGCTTGTCGTTGGTGTCGAGCCCCTCAGATGTCCTCATCTTGATCGACGCGACCACATTGGAGGCGAGCGCGGCAGACTGTTGAGCAGTCCACAGCGCCGCGGGCAGGTTGAGCTTGATCGTGGCGCGGATCGGCATGATCAGTGCCTCATCCCTCGAGAGGGAGTGAAGAAGCTATCGTTGGGGCTCTTGACATAGGTGGCGAAGGAGGCGCGCAGGTCACGCGCCGAGCCGCCTGTCTGAGCGTTGTCGAGATCCCCCTCGTCAACGATGCCGTCACCGTCCTTGTCGATAGCCACCAGGCGGAGAGCAAGGGTCATCAGCTCGGTGCAACGATCACGCATGGCGGTCGCGGTGTCGAACTGAAGAGCTGCCTCATAGACCCTCGCCGCGGTGCAGTAGGCGTGAGCCAGCATGAAGCTAGAGCCGTTAAACACCTCGTCCTCGGTGAGCGCCTTGTCCTTGAGATGGTCGCGCAGGGTCAGCGAGATCTCCTCGAGCGCCGCGGCGATCTGCGCTGCGAATGAGGTCTGTCGGCGAGGGATCATGTCGGCGAGCTGCGGGAAGGTGCCAACGAGCCCATCATGGTCGAGCCCGGTGGTGAACGGTCGAGGCGTGACCTTGAGCAGATCACGCTCAAGCCGCTCCTCAGCGCCCTGCCCAATGTCGCGCGTGTAGGTGACCTCGATTGGATAGTAGCCAGATGAGTCGGTGACCCATGACGGCGCGTTCCCATACCACATGGCGAAGTCGAGTGTGGCGGCGCTCGACAGGTCAATCTCTCGAGGCAGGGGCTCGGCAAGGATCGCCGTCGTGCCGACCATGCGCGTCACTATCACAGGATAGATCGAGTCACCTGCCGTCACTAAGAACGCTTTGGTCTGATCTGCCTGGAGCCCTGTCGCTTGTGAGTCAACGGTGAGGGTTCGACGGTCGGCGGCGATGGCGCTCACAGAGGCTGCGGTGCGCGTCTGAGTGAGGAACACGACTGAGGTCTGACCCTCCTCCTTGAACGCCACAGAGGGAGCCGTGGTGAGAGGACCAGGAGCAAGCCATTCGAGGAGGTAGGTCTGACCGGTGACAGCTTTCCGCATGTTCAAGCTCCTTGGTTAGCTTTGGCGATGTCGGCGGCTGTTGCTCTCGTGAGGTTCGCCGCATCGACGAAGCCCTGCGACACAGGGCTCCATGAATGGCGGCAGTTGTAGCCGCCGCCCGATAGCTTCACAGGCAGACCTTGACCGTTGTTCAGCGCCGCCATCTGCTTATCGTCAACAACCTTGTTGATCAGCGGCTTGCAGAACTGACGAGTGATGCCGTCTCGTGGTCCTGTGTAGAGGTAGAGATCGAGTCCTGCGCTCTCACCGACAGCTGCGGTGACCTGCCGACCATAGGAGGCGATCTTGGTTCTGAGCTCGGTGAGCTGACGCCCCTCTGATCGTTGCATCTGATCTGAGAGCCGACCCATAGACGCTGTGAGCGAGACGCCGAGGGTCATGCCCTGAAGCGCCTCACGAACAGCCTTGGTGGTGTCGGGAATGATCACATCTTGAAACACAGCGTCGACCGCCGCAACGCGAAACGAGTCGAGTTGTGCTTGGACTGATGCTGTTGTGGCTGTTGGCTCCAAGACTTGGATCGCCTCGAGCGCGGCGGCGGCAACCCGATCAGACTGCTCGATGAAATCATCGACCGTCAATCCGAATCCCGCCTGCAATACGAAGTCCGCCAGAGCCTCTCTCGGGAGACCGAGGAGGAACTCTGGAGAAGAGATAGAGAGAGCCGCCTCAAGGGTATCGAGGAGGCTCTTCCTGCTTTGTCCCATAGCCCGCGCCATGACCTCCGCCGCCCTGATCTCGGCGCGCAGCTCCTCCACCTTTGCCATTGTGAGTGCGGCGCGATCGCCCGACTGCTCTTTCGCCTGAGCGGTCAGATCGGAGACAGCTACCTTGTCGGCGCTGTCACCCTCTGCAAGCAGTTGAACGGTGCGACCACACTCACAGCGCATCTTAGAGGCAGTCGGTGAGGATGTAGCCGAGGTTGCTGTCGATCGCCTGGAAGGTGTGGCACTCCTCAGCGTAGACATAGCGGCGGATCTTGCCGAGATCGTCATACTGACCAGCGACCATGCCACCGAACTCGAAGTTGAGCGCGGCAACAGGCATGCCCTTGACATTGCCGCCCTTCTGCACGATGGCGTCAGAGCCATGCAGGATGCCGAGGAAGAGGCTGTCGGCGGTCCAGATGTAGCCCTCGGAAGCCGAAGCGCCGGGGACGGCGCTGTCGATACGAGCCTCACCGACCATGATGTTCGGGATGCCGAGCACATCGGAGAGAACCTGCTTCACCGCGGCGTCGCTGAGGATCAGGTTACCAGAAGCGATGCCGGCGCTCGAGGTGCCGACATAACCACGCACCTCGGGATTGCGAGCAAGCGCGCGGAACAGGTCACGACCCATGACAAGCGTGTCAGGGTTGATGCCATGAGCCGAGGCGAACACGGTGTCCTTGAGCTGGTGGAGGTAGCTCAGAGGCTCGGCGCCCGCGGCGTTGAACTTGCCGCCGAAGGTAGCGGTCGAGGTGCTGTTGGTGAAGTTGCTCGTCCCGAAGAGGAGGTCGGCGGCGCGCTTCTCCTTGGCGAGCTTCATCACGCGAGCGACCTTCTTGGCGATGCGCTGCTCCTCGCTCCCAGGATACTGAGAGTCGATGATGTCCTCCATGGCGATCGAATCCTTGGCGGAGTAGATCTTAGCCTTGAAGGTGGTGGAGGAGCGATCGAAGCCACCGATGGCGGCACGATCAGCACCGGGAGCGCGCTCGAGGTCGAGACCAGCGCCAGCGCCCATGAAGTTGCGGGTCTGCTCGATGAGGAGCGTGCCCGAACGCTCGGGAACCTTGATGTTCTCGAAGAGCTTGTCGGCGATGAGCTGCGCGTCGGAAGGCACAGCCTCCACAACGAGCGAGCTGAGGATCTGATCGACAGGATGAAGATTGCTGTATGAGCTAGCCATGTTGTGAGGCTCCTACGACTTAGGCGTTGACGGTGGTGGGACCGGTGAAGAGCACCACGAGCTGATCATTCGCAGCGGCGCTCACCTGGTTGATGTTGGGCATCACGCGAGCGACAGCGTAGTCACCAGAGGCGAGCCCGCTCTTGACCTTGCCGTCGGTGGTGACAGCGAGGAGAGGCGTCGAGACGAAGGTCAGCGAGCCGCCTGCGATCACGCGAGTCAGACCGAACACGCACACCTCAACGGAATCGCCAGTAGAAGCGGCGCGCTGCGCCACACCGACCACGGCGGGAGAGGTGGCGTCGGCTGCGACAACGATCTTGCCGTTGGCGTCGATAGCGACGATGGCGAACTCGGTCACAGCCGAGGCGCAGATGAAAGACTTGACGATGTTCTGAAGCTCCATGGCTTACGCTCCGTAGACTGCGAGGTACTGATCAGGGTTAGTGGTGCGGAAGAGGTTGAGCGCCTCTGAGAAGCTGATGCTCTTCTCGGTGGCGAGAGCCTTCACCTGCTCGGCGAGGGTTGCGCGGGTCAGCTCC